ACGTGTCGGAGACGACGGCAAAGCGCCTGCTCCGCGGGGAGCGGCGATGGACGGACTACCAGCGGGCGAAGCTCGCGAAGGGGGCAGCGTGAGCGACAGCCAATCTTTCGTGGTGTTCTTTGGGCTCGTCTTCCTGACGATCGTTGTTGGCATCCTGGTCGACTGCGCGAAGAGCGGCGCCGACCACAACGCGATCTGTGCGGTCAAGTCGTGCGCCTCTGGCACGCCAGCCGCCGCCTACCCGGGCCGATGCGTCTGCGTCGTAGGAGAAGCGAAGTGACAGCGGCCGAGCAGCCCCGGCCCCGCCACCACGCCGCGCTCATCGGCGGCGTCTGGCGCTGCTGCTGCGGGTGGGTGTTGGCAGCGACCGGCCCCGAGGCTGACGCGGTGGTGGAGAAGCATGTGGGGGGTGGCGATGGCTGATGGCAAGGAGTTACGGTTTAAGTGGGCGTGCCCGAAGTGTGGGGCGGGCGCCAACGGCCACGGCGACGGCGGACGCGATGGATGCATCGACCGTCACGCGGCGTCCGTTGGGTGCCTCGGGTTCATCTGTGAGTGCGAGGACGACACTGGGGCTACGCACGGCTACACGCTGGCGGACCCTTGCCTCCTAGCCAACTGCTACCACTGCGGGTGGGGCGGTCGCTTCCCGCAGAAGCCGAAGGGACTGGCGCCGTGGGAAAAGAAGGCGCTGGAGGCCGGGTGGTCGCCGCCGGCTGACCGCGCGCGCGAACTGGGCGGGAGCGTCAAGTGACCCCCGCCGAGCTCGCCGCCGACGCGCAGAGCCGCGACGCCACAACGCCGCTGTTCGGCATCGGCTGGCACCGCCACGGCCGCCGCTGGGTCTGGGGCGCCCGCTACGGCGACGGCTGCGCAGCCTGCGACGCCGCGTGGCGCAGCGCTGTGCCGGGACCGACGGCGGGAAGGTGGCGGAGGCCGTGATGCGCATCGGCTCGCTGTTCAGCGGGATCGGCGGCCTCGACATTGGCCTCGAGTGGGCCGGCGTCGGCCGCACGGTGTGGCAGGTGGAGCGCGATCCGTTCTGTCGTGCGGTGCTGGCGAGGCACTGGCCGGATGCTGAAAGGTTTGAGGATGTGAGGCTGGTCCACTCCGAGGAGTGGGCTGAAGAGGAGCTAAGGAGGTTCTTCGATGCCGGGGAAGCCGAAGAAGATGACTGAGGAACAGTTGTGCGAGGCGATTGAGTTGTACCATCGCGGAGCCAGTCTGGCCGACTGCGCGCACATCTACGGCATCACGCGCCAGGCGATGTGGAGCAGGATGAAGGGTCGCATACAGATGCGGCCCCAATTGCGATACGGCAGCTCAAACCACTTCTTTCGCCGCGGTCCCGTGGCGGATGCGTACGTCCACAACCTGACCGAGCAGGCCATCGAGGATGGCGTGATTCGGCGCAGCGCTACGTGCGAAACGTGCGGGGCATCCGGCCACATGTCTGACGGGCGCACCATCGTCCAGGCGCATCACTGCGACTACAACAAGCCGCTGGAGGTTGTGTGGCTCTGCCAGAGGTGCCATCACGAGTGGCACAAATCCAACATTGCAATCGCGAGGGAGGAGGTGCCCAGGGAACTCCCCGCAGTCGACGTGATTTGCGGAGGGTTCCCGTAATGCGTGCCAAGACATCTCCTACGCCGGCAAGGGGGCCGGCCTCGACGGCGCCCGTTCAGGACTCTGGTTCGAGTTCGCTCGAATCATTCGCGAGATGGGACCCCGCTTCGTTGTCGTGGAGAACGTCTCAGCGCTGCTTACTCGCGGGCTTGACACCGTTCTCGGAACGCTGGCCTCGCTCGGGTACGATGCGGAGTGGTGCTGCGTTCGTGCGTCCGACGTGGGCGCTCGGCACCGCCGGGACAGAGTCTTCCTCATCGGCTACTTGGCCGACGCCGGATGCCTCGGTCGCGAACGACTCCGAGACGCTGGAGTCGTGGGAGGCGCGCCGGGCCCGAGTGAAGGCCACCGGGATCAACGGCAACGGGATGGGCGCGCCCCTGGCGATAGCGGTCAGGCTGTGGCCGACGACGACGACGAGCGATGCGCGTGCCAGCGGCGCAGCGGGCTACTCGACGGAGAGTGGGCGGCATGCGGGCACGACGCTGACCGATGCGGTCAACGGGATGTGGGCGACGCCTGTTGCTCGCGACGAGAAGGGGCCGACGGGTGCGGGCCGGACGTCACGGCGCAAGTCGCCGCAGGTGCCGGACCAAGCGGGCTGCAAGGGGCGCCAGTCGCTCAACCCCGCGTGGGTCGAGCAACTCATGGGCTTTCCGCCCGGTTGGACGTTGCCGGGCCCGGACAGCCTCAGCACGCCTGGGAAGCCCCACGCATCGCGTCGACGGCGCCGCACCGAAGCAAGAGACTCCGCGCCCTTGGCAACGCCGTCGTGCCGCAAGTCGCTGAAGTCGTCGGCCGGCGGATGATGGAGCTCGCTCGCTGAAACACAACGGCCCCGGAGCGCTGCAACGCCCCGAGGCCATGACCCGAACCCTGCTCGAGAACGGAGACATGATGCCTGATACGCACGATCCCTGCCAGCGTGAACTGAACGGCCTCGCACCTGTCGCAGCCGTCCAGCCGGAGCCGGACACGGTGGTCCGGGTCGCCTATGCCATCTGTGGCGTCCCCCGCGCCGCCACGCTTTCCCGCTGTAGGCACGCGGTCCGAGCTCGCCACGTCGCCGCCAACATCCTCCGCGGCTACGGTCTCTCCTTCCCCGAGATCGCCAGGGCTGCCGGGCTGCGTTGCCACACCAGCGCCATGTATGCCGCGCAGGAAGGCGCAGATGAGCGATACGCCGAGGTGAGGGCGGCGGTCATCCGCGAGGTGGAGTCGGCGAGGGGCCCGGGGGAGACGCTCGCCAAGGCACTCGAGGAACTCGCCGCCGAGCGTCTGCAACGCGCTGCGCTGGCCGCCAAGGTCGACGAACTGGACGCTGCCCGGCGCCGCCACATCGAGAAGAACAAGACGCTGCGTCGAAAGATCGAGCGGCTCGAGCAACGGCTGACCGCGGCAACGACCAGGCGGGACGCCGAAATCGCGAAGGCCATCGCCGCCGACGTGGACATGCGCCCGCCGAAACCGCCGAAGCGGATGGAGCGCTTTGGAAGCATGGTCGTCGAGCGCCTGCCAGACGGCCGCGTCGTCACGAGGAAGGTGGCGTAATGGCGTACCGCACCAGTTGCGCACAGGTATCCCCGCTTACCACACGCTTTTCCCAGGCTGCATCATACACACTACGTCGATGCAACGTTGTTAATTCGGACGGCAGCGGTACACGGGTGGTGGAGGTCTAGATGGCTGGCCGAATTCGCACACTCAAACCCGAATGGCTCGAGGACGAGAAGCTTTCTATGGCGAGCATCGAGGCCCGCCTACTCAGCGTCGCTCTCCTACTCATTGCCGACGACCATGGCCGAGGAAGGGCGCATCCTGCCCGCCTTGGGCTGACCGTCTTCCTCGCCGACAGTGACGGGACCGAGACCGCCCGGCGAGCGCTCGCCGAACTCGAAGCGATTGGGTACGCCCGCACCTATACCGTCCGTGACCAGGCATACTTTGAGGTGGTCAATTGGAAGAAGCACCAGAAGGTCGACAAGCCCAGCGCACCCCGCGTGCCTGCACCCGGCGACGCCTCAAACGAGAATACCGGCGATTCGCCAGTCGCGAGACCCTCGCGAGACGCTCGCGAGACCCTCGGACCATCCTCGCGAGACCCTCGCGAAACCCTCGCGACAGACCCCGACCTCCGACCTCCGATCTCCGATCCCATATCCCCGACCCCCGATCCACGCGAGGGTGGGGCGGGGGGTTCGGTGTCCATGGACGAAACGGAGATCCAATCCCGCCTCCTGAGCAGCCCCGCCTTCCGTGGTGTGGACGTCGTGGGCGCCGCCGCGTCGATCGCGCAGCACTGCGCCCTCAAGGGCATCCGGCACCCCCGGATTCTGCAAGTCCTCCCCTGGGCGCTCTCGCAACTCGAGGACGCCATGATGCGCCCGGACCCGCCCAAGAACCCGGCGACGTACGTGCGGGCCATCGTGCTCCGGTACGGGCCCCCCGGCTGCTACGAGCGGCGCGACGACGGCCAGCACAGGCGAGCTCCGCCGGTGCCGGCAGCGACGGCGCAGACCGGCGGCAAGCTGCCCGTCTACGAGGCGGCCCCGGGGCTCAGCGCGGACGAGAAGCGAGACCAGGCAGCGAAGCTACGCGAGGCGATGCAACGCATCGGGAAAGGTGGGACGGCGGCATGAGCAGCACCGAGATGCCCGAATGGGACGACATGGCGAGAGACCAGGCAGCACACCCCGACGTGCAGAAGTCGCTGTGCGAGTCCATTGCCAAGGCTGAAGAAACCAAGGCGTTCGGTGTGGCCACCGTCCTTTGGCATGAGGGCGGGTTCTACATCTCGATGGGTGGCGCCGAGGAGCACCGCGAGCACGTCCACACGCTGGGCGAATTCATCTTACGCATTCTCCAGGGAGCGCTTGACGAGGCTGGAGACGAGGAGGCCAAGCCATGACCGGCTACATCATCGAGGTCGACCTAGGCGACGGCACGCAGCGCTGGGTGCATCCCTCGGGGCTGCTCACGCGGCAGCGGGCGGAGGCTCGCCTGTTCCGCCACGGCCTGGCCGTCGCCAAGTGGTGCCAGCACCATCTGGACCCGAAGGCCCGCAGGCGCGTCGACCTGCCAGGACGCCGCTGGAGCCTGGAGGAGTCGCCCTGGCAGCTTGGCGGGCCCGTAGCGGGGGCTGGCGGGGGTGGGACGTGACCGCCCGTCGCAAGCGCTGGGAGGTCGTGGACCGCCGGGGCCGGCGGGTCCACCTGTGCCGCACGCGCCGCTGGGCGCGGGACTACGCCGCGATGTGGACGCGCGACGCCATCGAGGGCGGGCCGTTCCGGGTGCGCGATCGGGGGATGCCGTGACCGGCCTCGCATCGGCCTTCGGCGAGGCGTTCGGGCTGGGCGAGCCCGTGTCCATCGCGATGGAGTGGACGCTGCCTCTGCGGCTCGACATGACCGCTAACAAGCGCGAGCACTGGGCGGCCAAGCATCGCCGCATGGCGCCGCAGAGGCACGCCGCGCACATGGCGACGGTGCAGCACGCGGGGCCGTCGTGGGGGCGGACGACGTGGATCGCGGCACAGCAGCCGAAGCCTCGCTGGGTGAAGGCTCGCGTGGTTGGCGGCAGGCTGAAGCCGGCGCACTGGACGCGGCCGCGAGGCGTGCCGGCGCACATCCGCATTGAGCCGTACGGGGAGCGCCACCCGCTGCTGCACGTAACGCTGACGCGCATCGGGCCGAGGCGTGTGGACCCCGACAACCTCGCAAACGCCTTCAAGGCGGTGCAGGACGGGGTGGCGATGGCGTTCGGGATCGACGACGGCGACGAGACGGCCGTGCGCTGGGACTACGCCCAGGAGCGCGGCAGCTACGGGGTGCGGGTGCGCATAGAGAGGCGGGTGGGGTGATGGGACCAACGCAGGAATGCAACGGGTACAGATGGGCCGACGAGTATCTCAAGGCGGCCGCCGAGCGCGACGCCTACCGCGAGGCGCTGGCAGTCATCGCCCGCGACATCGCCGACGACGGCAGCGTCACGCGCGAGCAGGTGAACGCTGCGTATGCGCTGGCGCGGGAATGCGCGGGGGTGGGCAAGTGACGCCCGTAGAAGCCGCCTGGGCGATGCGTGCGCTGTTGGAGCGCAACCAGAACGGCGACGACGAGGAGCAGACCCACCACGAGGGCGACCGGCTGATGTGCACGGTGCTGACCGACCTTGGCTACGGCGAAATGGTGGAGGCGTTCCGAGCCATGACGCGGTGGTACTCGTGACCCCTGCGCAGGAGCGAGCCGCGCACCGCGAGGCGGCAGCGAAGCTGCGAGGGCGGCCGAGGTACGCCGACGTAGGCCGGTGGCCGACCGACGGCTACGAGGAGCCCGCCAGCGTCTACGGCGTGCCAGCCATCGGCGACACGCGGGCGGCGCTGCGGCTGCTGGACGTGCTAGCAGACGACCTCGTCGAGGCGAGGCGGGGGCAGCAGGCGCTGCCGGGGGTGGACGTGACCTGCGCGGCGGAAGACTGACCGGCCCCTGAGAGCCGCTCCCCGCGCCGCCGCGACGTCCCCGAGAGCGACACAGCCTCGGCGCGGAACCGCCACCACGTCCCCGGTCGCCCTCTCCGCTCCCCGTCGGAGACTCACCGAGGCCGCGGTTGACGCCAGCGGCAACGATCCCCAAGCGGGTGAGGGTCGACGTGCGCAAGCGCGTCGTGCCCTCAGCCGTGAAGGGGAGCAGCGTCGGCCGAGACGCACCAGACAGCGAGGCGGGGGTCCGACGATGGGAGCGAAACCTCGCCGCTCTCGCTCACTGGCAGTGTAGGTACAGATCATCATAGCGCACGGTTTGAGACGGGGCGTCAAGCGAGGCACGAGAACGCCGGAGGAATCGAGGCGGTGTGGGGTCAGACTATCGAGCGATAGGTGGCGACCAGCGAAGGACGTCGGAGAATTGAGAGCGCCCGGAGACTGGCGGTGCGCACGGTCCGACTCGAACGGACACTTAGCCGGGTTTGAGGCGGCTCCCTCTGCCGTTGGGGTACGTGCGTTGCAGTAGCATCCGGGACGCCGCTGCAATTCGGTTGCAATCCGCACGACGCTACGGCATCATGGCGTAGGGGTCTACGTGGCTGGACGACCGAGCGAAACACATGGGCGAGGGCGCCCAACGGAACTGACCGCTGCGAAGGCGCAGGTCATCTGCGATCTGGTGCGGACGGGCATGCCGATCGTGCGCATCGCTGCCAGCATCGGAGTCAGGCCGCAGACCATCAGCGAATGGCGAGCCAAGGGGCGCGACGGCAGGCAGCCCTACGCGGATTTCGCGGCCGCTGTAAACGCGGCGCAGGCAGACCTTGAGAGGGAGTGTCTGACCAACATCAAGGCGGCCGGACTCGACGCGAAGAACTGGACGGCGAACTGCTGGATCCTCGAGAGGCTGCACCCGCAAGCCTACGCGGCGGCGTACTACAAGGTGCGGGCGAAGTCGGCGAAGCAGGGTGAGAACGCGGCCATGAAGGCGGCGCCTCCCCCGCCGGACGTGGCTGCGATCGTGCGCTACCTGGCCGAGACGCGGCCGGAGTTGCTGCGCGATGCGCTGGCGAGCGTGGATCCGAAGGAGGAGGTGCGGCAGTGAGCTACCCCGCGAACACCGGCCTCCGCTGCCTGCTGCTCGTGGCGCTCAAGGCGCCGTTGACGACGGCGGACGCAGCGTCTCGGGTGCGCTGCGATGTCGCGACGGTCAAGGCGATGCTGGGGTTGATGCGTGCCGAGGGCCTTGTGGTGTCGACGACGACGAAGACCCGCCGCATGCGTGCGGGCGTCACGGTGTGGGGGCTGAGCATCGAGGCCGTCGAGGCCGAGGCGCGGCGTCTGCGCGAGCACGAGGCGCGGCCGGCGGAGTTTGGGGCGGCGCGGTTCGGGACGTTGCGGAGGCAGGCGTGAGCGAGCGCATCCCCTTCGCTGTGCGTGCGCCGGACGACGGCGACACGGCGTTCATCCGCGCGACGTGGATGCGCACCGCGCGGCCGTTGCTGCGAGGCGTGCCGGACGCCGTATTCCATCACGACCGCGTGGGCTACCGGCGGTGCGTCGAGGGCTACCTAGAGCGCGGGACGACGCTGGTGGCGTGCGACCCGGGGGAGCCTGATGTCATCTACGCCTGGGCCTGCGCGGAGGACGGCGTGCTGCACTGCGCATACACGCGGCTGCCGTTCCGCAAGCGCGGGCTGGCGACGGAGCTTGTGAGGCGCCTCGGGGTGTACGACCGAGCGCACCCGGTGGCGACGATGGAGGTGCCGCGGTGGTGGCAAACGCGGAACTGGGAGATCGACCCGTTCGCGCGTAGCATCGAGGGGCACGAGTACAGGGCGTGGTGTGTGACCGAGCACCTGCAATGCGGCGAGGTGCGTGTGGTGGGGGTGCGTTAGCGGGCGGGCCCTGCTGGCGAGGAGTAGGCAATGGCGACGACAACGATCATCAAGAGCGTGCGGGTAGCGTATCCGGTGGGGCAGAGCAGTGAGTCGTGGCTCACGGCGCCGGGTGCGTCGGGGCAGGGCTGGCGCATGTGGCCGGGCACGTGGGAGGGACTGCAAGGCATCCACGCGGTGCAGCAGCGCGGGGGCAAGGACGTAGCCGAGGCGCGCTACTTCGTGCCGAGCGCGGGCGTGCTGAGCGTGCATCTCGAGGAGGTCGAGGAGACGAAGAAGGGTGGTGCGAAGTGACCCCCCCCACGACAGCGCAGAAGCTGACCGACCTCCTGGCGGAGATCGGCCGCCGCGACGTGGAGCACGCCGACGTGATGGCGCGCCTGCGGGCCGAGGCGGTGCGGCTGCACACGCAGGCATCGGCGGAGGCGTTGCAGGCAGAGCGGCAGCGCCGCGAGGCTGCGGAGCGCGGGCTGGTGGCGGCTGCGGTGCCGGCGAACGAGGCGGGGTGACCTCGCAACTCCGCATCCTGCGCTTCCCCAACGGCTCCGCGGTGCTGGAGCGGCGCGCGCATGCAAGGGCGCCGTGGGCCGGCTGGGAGGGTGACAGCATCATCGCACGCGGCAGCGTCGAGGCGTGCCGTGCTGCGGCGCGGGGCATCGGCGTGCTGGTGCGGGATGACGACGCGGCGAACTACCACGACGGCGTCGACGAGTACCCGGAGCCGGGGTCGTACGTCGCGCTTGCGGAAGCCGCCTGCGCCGAATGCCCAGAGCCGCAGTCGGACAGGTGGCGTGGCCTGCTTTGGCGAGCCAACGCCTGGCTTCTCATGGACCTGGCCAGGAAGCTGGATGCGCGCCCCGTTCCCCCTCACACCGCGAGCGACTTCTGATGGCCCGCAACAACCGCAAGGCTCGCCGGGCGCATTTGCAGCCAGTGCCCACCGACATCGAGTTCTCCAACATGGCCGCCATTGGGGCATGGACGGTGGTCAACGAGTGGCGCACCGATGCGTGGGCGGCTGAGTACGGTCGGCAGTTGGAGATGCTCAAGCGAGCGTATACGGACTGGAAGGACCACACCAAGCGCGCCGGCTGGAAGGTGCAGCGGGTGCCGTGGTGACCGACACCCGCCGCGTCCGCGCCATCCTCGAGAGCCTCGACCCGGCCGAGCTCGCGGGGTGGTTCTGCGCGGGGCTCGAGCAGAGCTGCGCGGGGGGCAGCGCTGCGGCGTGGCGGGCAAGGCACGAGCTGCGGGCGATGGAGCGAGCGATGGAGGCGCAGGGCGATGGGACTCGACTGCCTAAGTGACTACGAGGCGCGACCGCCGACGATGACGGCGATGCACCGTGCAGCTGAGCGCGAGGCGGGCACCGATGTGTGGTCGTGGTTCTGCTCGTACATGAACGCCGACGGAGACGCTTGGCGCCGCCGCCTGGAGAAGGAGCAAGGTCGGCGCGAAGCGGAACGCAATCGGCAGTACGAGAAGCGGCGGCAGGCAGCGGCGGCAGCGGAGGCTGTGCATCGGCGTGAGTGCGCGGCTCGCGAGCGAGAGGAGTGGCTGGCCTGGATACGTGGGGACGGAGGGCCCGAAGATGAGGCCGCCGAGGTGGCTCGCATCAACGCCGAGATCGACCGCATCAACGCCGAGGCCGGGGAGTGCAGATAGACCTAGCCGCCCTCGCGCGTGAGAGCGCGGTCTATGCGCTCGCGTTCAGGGAGCAGGCGGCGTTCATTCGCGCGCGTGCTCGCAAGAAGTCGTTGTTGTGCCCGCGCCGCGCTGGCAAGAGCGAGGCGGGGGCCATCTACCTCGTCCTAGAGGCCATCCGCTACCCAGGCGCGCGGTGCCTGTACATCGGCCTCACGCGCGACACCGCGAAGCGGATCATGTGGGACAAACTCAAAGAGGTGCTGCGCCGCGCGGGCATCGACGCCACGCCCAACGAGCAGGAGCTTACGCTACGCCTCGCCAACGGCAGCGCCATCCGCCTCATGGGCCTCGACGCACACGAAGGCATGGCCGCCAAGGTGCTGGGCGACCACTACAGGCTCATCGTGCTGGACGAGGCGGCGAGCTTCCGCATCGACGTGAAGGCGTTGATCAAGACGTACCTCGACCCGGCGACCAGCGACGACAACGGCACGATCGCGATGACGGGCACGCCGGACCCCGACGAGGCGCGCGGGTTCTTCTACGAGGTGACGACGGGCATGGAGCCGGGGTGGGAGCGCCATCGGTGGTCGACGCTCGACAACCCGTACATGGCCGACAAGCACCGCGACCGGCTGGCGGAGATCCACGAGCTCGACCCGCTGTACGAGGACACCGACGAGTATCGCTGCATGTACCTGGGCGAGTGGCCGCGCGAGCAGGGAGGGCGCGTCTACGCCTTCGACCGCGCCCGCAACCTCGTGGACGAGGCGCCCGAGCTCGCCCACCACGTGCTCGGTCTCGACCTCGGGTGGGACGACGATACCGCGCTCGTCGAGGGCGGGTGGGCCGACGGAGACCCGACGCTGTACCTGACGCATGCAGAGAAGTGCCCCGAGATGTCGCTGGAGGAGATCGCCCAGCGGGTGCGTGCGCGGACGCAGGGCAAGCGAGACGTGCGCATTGTGGTGGACGGCGCCAACAAACAGGCGGTCATGGAGCTGCGCAGCCGCTACGCGCTACCGCTCATCGCCGCGGAGAAGACGGAGAAGGCCCACAACGTGCGGCTGGTGAACGACGACATGCGGCGCGGACGCGTCCTCGTGGTGCGCGGGACGTGCGGGCCACTCATCACGGAGTGGACCGGGTGCGACGAGGACGGCCGTCAGGTGCCCGGGGCCACCGCGCTCGTGTGGGACAGCAGGGCGCTCAACGGCAAGGTGCCGCGCAAGGTGGAGGACCCGCGATGCGCGAATCACGCCGCGGATTCTGCGCTCTATTTGATGCGTGCGTCTCGAGCGTGGCGCGAGGTCGTCACCGTCGCCAAGCCCCCCGATGGCAGCAACGGGGCGATCAAGCTGGCGATGGCCGAGGCGCGCAAGCGGAAGTGGAAGGCCATCCAGGCTGAGAGGTCGTGGGCCAACGGCGACTGATGCCAGGTGCGCAGGTGCAAGCCTTCTGCTAGCCGCGCGAACGGGGGCTAAGGGGCACCGTGAGCAAGGGCAACACCGCAGAGAACGACGTACTTCTCCATCTGTTCAACGCCACGGCGCTGAGCTGGGCAGCCATCACGCACATCTACGTGGCGCTTCACACGGGCGACCCAGGCGAGGCTGGCAGCCAGACCACGAGCGAGTGTGCCTATGGGTCCTATGCCCGCGTCGCGGTGATTCGCACGGGTGCGGGCTGGACCGTCTCGGGCAACTCCTCGACCAACGTCGCCGCGATCGAGTTCCCCGAGTGCACCTCGGGCAGCGAGACCATCACGCACGTCTCGGTGGGCACGCTGACCAGCGGCGCCGGGCAGATCATCTACAGCGGCGCGCTCAACGCCTCGCGCTCGGTGTCGTCGGGCATCCAGCCTCGCTTCGCTGCGTCGGGCCTGACCATCACCGAGGACTGACATGCAGACGCCCATCATCGCCGGCTTTCCGCAGCCTCCCTACACCTGCAAGCAGTGCGGCCTCGCCGTGCTCGTGCGCCCGGGCCACGAGCCGCTGCGCGCGTGCGACTGCAAGGCGCCGATCGTCGCCAACGTCACCGCGCAGGCCCACGGAAGCGGCGGGATGAAGGGCTGACGTGGCGGGCTTCGCCAACATCCGCGAGTTTGCCGGCTGCCACGAGGCGGGGCGCACGGTGGTCTCGCACTGCCGCAAGCTCCCTGGTGCGGCGATGGTGTCGACCGCGGGCTGGTGGGTTGACCTGTCCATGGGCGGCGGCAACCCGCTCACCAACTACTACGCCGGCAGCCCGCTCGCAGCCTCGACGCTCGACGGCACGCGCGGCATCTGGCACGGCACCGACAAGAGCCCGCAGGAGACGTACCTGACGGGCATGGCGCTGAACACCATCACGGCGGGACTCGTCGGGCACTACAAGCTGCTCGACTACCTGCTGTTTTACCCGTTCGTTGACGGCGACGCGACCGACGAGCAGGCGATGGACAACAACGTGACGCTGCCCCGCTACACGAGCGGCGAAGGAGTCTACGCCATGCTCGTGGCCACGGGCGCAAGCACGGGCGGCGGGGTGTTTACGTACAACTACGTGGACAGCGCGGGCAACGCGCAGACGTCACCGACCATCTCGTGCAGCGTGGCTGCGGCCAACGTCGCCAGCATCGCGACGAGCGAGCCGGCCACCGCTGCGGGCGGCAAACTCTGGCTGCCGATGGCCTCGGGCACCAAGGGCATCCGCTCGATCACCTCGCTGACGTACAGCGTGCCGAACGGCGGCGTCTGCGCGCTCGTGCTCGTCAAGCCGCTGCTCGACCACACCATCCTCGAGCTCAACACGCCTCACGAGGTCAACCTGATCCGCGAGGGCTACCGGCTGCCGCGTGTCGTCGACGGCGCGTACCTGAATCTCATCATGAAGTGCGCGGCCACGGTCGCGTCATCCACCCTGACGGGGCGATTCGAGTTCGCCTGGAACAGCGCATAGGAGAGCACATGGCCGGCTTCGGATCGCACGATGACCTCATCTCGGAACTCACCGCACAGGGCAAGTTCCGCAGCATCGAGCAGGCCAAGACGACGGCGCCCGTCCACACCGCGGGCGGCTGGCACATGCTGTCGGGCCTCGCGGGCTACCCGAACGCAACGACGTTCCCCGGGACCGACCTCGTGTGGTCCAACTGCGACGAGAACACGGGCGACGGCACCACGATCCTCGGCCCCCCGCACGGCGGCGCGGTCAGCACCGACACGAAGCACATCCTGGCCGTGGGCGCGTCCATCACCGCAGCGGCCGGCGCGCCGTGGCAGGCCAAGCTCGTCGACCTGCTCGGCTACTACCGCCTGAGCACGACCAACGTGACCGGCACCGGAAGCCGCGTGCTGGTCAACAGCGAGACGTTCACCGCCAACGCGGGGACCGACTTGCTCACCTACGCGCAGGACTGGAAGAGTGGCACCAAAGTGCGGTTTACGACCACGACCACGCTGCCGGCGGGGCTCAGCCTGAACACCGACTACTGGCTGGTGCGGCAGTCAGCGACGACGGCGAAGGTCGCGAGTTCGTACGCCAACTACGTGGCCGGCACGACGATCGACATCACCGACGCGGGCACCGGGACGCACACGCTCACGACCCGGGTCGCGCGCTACAACGACGGCATCGGCGCACAGGCTGCCTTCGTGGTGCAGACGCAGCCCACGGCGGGCGGCCCCAACCTCAGCGCGAGTTCGTACACCAACAGCGCCGGCACCAACTCGAGGGCCTTCCAGGGCTCGCCGACGATGGCAGCCACCGCCGACGGCTACGCCACGCGCATCCTGCACAGCGGCAACGCCGCGGGCCGCTACGGGCCCTTCCTGCCGTTGCAGGGCGCGGACACCGGCATCCGCTCGATCGAGTCGTTCACATGGTCGGGCGGCACCGCGTACACCGGATCGGGCGTCGTCGCGCTGACCATCTACAAGCCCCTGGGCGTTGACCTCATCCTGCCCGCGACGGGCGTCTGGTCGGAGAAGGATCTCGTCAACCAAGTGCCCTCGCTCCCGCGCATCGAGGACGGCGCCTGCCTCGCGTGGCTGCTGTTCGGCGTGGGCGCAACCACCACCGCGAGCCCGTTCCTGGCGCGCGTGGACGTGGGCTGGGGCTGACGTGGCCCTGCTCGGCAACGGCGTCCGCCTAGGCGCGATGAACCCTGGCCGCTCCGGCTTCGGGAACGCTTCCGTCTACGGCGTCCTGCGCGCGGGCAACCAGAGTGGCGGCGGCCTGCGCAACTGGTGGGCCAGCGAGGCCACCTACAAGCCAACACCGGCGGTCCCAGGCGCCGTCTACACCAGCATTCCCGATGGTTACAACGCCCCGGGCGCGTGGGCGCTGGCGCCGAAGGCGGGCGGCATGGCCTCGCGGAACATGATCGCGGGCTCGGGCAGCATCAGCGCCGCCGCGCTGTTCTCGAGCACGCCGCTGACCGCGACGCTGGCCGGCACCGGCAGCATCAGCAGTGCCGCGTGCGCGCTCGTCATCAGCCTCGCCGCCACGCTGGCGGGCGTCGGCAGCCTGTCGGGCTCCGCCGTCGGAGGCTTGCAGCTCGCCGCTACGCTCGCGGGGCAGGGCTCGCTTGCCGCGTCGCTAAAGGTGGTCGCTGGCCTCGTCGCCACGCTGCCGGGCACGGGGAGCATCGCCGCCAACCTGACCGGCTACGCCAACATGGAGGCTGACATCCTGCCCTATACGGACCTGAGCCCGCAGGCCCTGGCAGCGGCCGTCTGGAACGCGGCGGTGGCGAGCTATCTCGAGGCGGGCAGCACAGGCGCGGCGCTCTACGACGCATCACAGGGCAGCGGAGGAGGCGGAGCGGTGTCGACATACAACAGCACGAGAGGTGTGGCAGGCGAGGCGCGGTGGCTGGCGGGCTCGACGGCGTCGAGGCAGTTCCGCTTGCTGGGCCTCGACGGCGACAGCGAGGATCTGACCGGCTACGCCGTGACCGCCTACTGCAAGCCCGATGCGGGGGGCGCCACGTTCTCGCGGAGTTGCACCGTGGTGTCTGCGGCGCTGGGTGACGTGTCGTTCTCGATGGCGTCGCAGCAGTGGGGATACCTCGCGGGCAAGGGCTTCCAGCTGCAATTCAAGGCGGTCAACGGTGGCACCACCCGCTACTACCCCGAGGACGGGCCGGTTGCTGTGACGCTGGAGCATCTCGTCGCGGAGTAGGTGCACATCCCGAAGGCTTCTGCTAGCCGCGCGAAGTGGACGCCAAAATCGTGCGTGTCGAGCACGCGACGCCAGCCTCACAGCCGCGCCGCGATGCGCGCTGGTGGACGCAGACCGACCCCGCGCAGTGCGCGAAGCTGACGGCCGCGACGAAGGAGAGCATCGCCTCGCAGCAGCAGACCCGGCGCGCCCTGATGGCGAAGCACGCCGCGCTGTACCTCGACCTCCGCCGCGAGGGCGACGCCGACATGGCGTCCACGCTGGCGAGCGACCGGGCCCGCGTGAGCCGCAACGTGTGCCATGCGCTGGTGCAGACCTGCATCGCGCACATCGCGAAGAATCGGCCTCGGCCGCAGTTCGTCACCAAGGGCGGGGACAACGCGCTGCAGCGCAAGGCGAAGGACCTTACCGCCTACTGCGACGGCCTCTACATGCAGATGGGCATCCACGCCAAGGGGCAGGCGGTGTTCCGCGACGCGGGCATCTTCGGCACAGGCTTCGGGCACTTCTACGCCGACGTAGAGCGGGGCGAGATCGTGTGCGAGCGCGTGCCCGTGGACGAGGTGTACGTCAGCGACGTCGAGGCCCGGTACGGCACGCCCCGGCAGATGTTCCGCACGCGCAACCTGAACCGCGACGTGCTGATTGACATGTTTCCCGCGAGCGCCGAGGAGATCGAGCGCGCGGGCAACGCCTTCGCCTCAGACGACTCCAGCGACATGGTGGAGGTCATCGAGGCGTGGCACCTGCCCACGGGGCCTGTCCGCTGGAGCGACGCCGAGGGCGAGCCAACGAAGGAACGCGGCAAGGGGCGCAAGCCGACGACCGACGGCCGCCACGTCATCGTGTGCGGGAACGCGGTGCTGCTCTCGAGGCCGTGGACCCACGAGTGGTTCCCGATCCTGCCGTTCCACTGGGAGGACCCGCTCTATGGCTTCTGGGGCCGCGGGCTCGTCGAGAGCGTGGCGGGCAAGCAGCTCGAGCTGAACAACCTCGACCGCGACATCCAGACCGCGCACCGCCGCGGAGGTCGTCCCGTCGTGCTGATGCCCATCGGGTCGAGCATCGACGAAGACGACATCAACAACGAGGTGTTTGCGATCATCAAATACGACGCGACGGGTGGGCCCCCGCCGTCGTTCCAGGTGACGCCGACGCTCAACCCGGCCATCTACCAGGAGCGGGCCGCCCTCTGGCAGCAATGTTTCGAGGACACGGGCGTTTCGCACAGCAACGCCACCGGCCAGAAGCCGGCGGGCGTCGAAGCGGCCGTGGCCATCCGCGAGGTCAACGACCTGAGCGGGACGCGCTTCGTCGTCAAGGCGCAGGCGTACGAGCAGTGGTTCGTGGATGCCGCGCGCATCTGCATCGCGTTGGCCCGCGAGCTCTACGACGAGCACGACGTGGACCTCACGGTGAAGGGCCGCGCGGGCAAGTTCATCAAGAGCATCAAGTGGTCCGACGTCGACATGGACGACGACGCCTACGACCTCCAGGTGTTCCCGACCTCGCTGCTTCCGACGACTCCGGCGGGGCGCCTCCAGACCATCACCGAGATGATGCAAAACGGCTTGCTCGACCCGGTGCAAGGCCGCGCGCTGATGCAGCTCCCCGACCTCGACGGCGCCCACGGCATGTCGCTGCAAGACGAGGCGTTTGAGTACGCGGTCGACCTCGTGGCCGACATTCTCGAGGGCGGCGATGGCGAGGCTGCGGACCCGCGCGCCGACCTGAATCTGCTGTTCAAGGTGACGTTGACGACCTACCTGCGGGCGCTCCGCGAGAAGGTCGCCGAAGGCACACTGGAACGCTTCCGCACGCTGATGGACACCGTGCAGCGCTGGCAGAAGCTCATCGAGGGAGGTGTGAGCCCCGCCGATGTGGCCGCTGGCGCGACCGAACTCCCGGCCCCGCCGATGCCTCCGGGCGCAGGCGAGGTGCCGATGGCAGGACCGGGCGCACCGCCCGGCATGCCGCCTGACATGGCGATGCCGCCCGACATGGGAGCAGCGCCGCCACCCATGTGACGGGGGACTGAATGAGCGACGAATCCGCACCCGCTGCCGCGCCCGAGGCGCCCAGCACCGAGCCGACCACCGAGGCGCCTGCCGTCGACACGACGCAGGGCGCTCCCACCGACGCGGCCCCGCCGGTCGAGGCTGCTGCCCCCGAGGCGCCGCCCACGACCGCGGAACTCATCGCCATCACGCGCGAGCGCAGGGCGATGCAGAAGCGCCAGAAGGAAGCCGAGGCCAAGGCCGCCGCGCGCGAGGCCGAACTGGCCGCGAAGGCTGCCGAGGTCGAGAAGCGCAGCGCCGACATCGAGGCGCTTCGCAAGCTCGCCAGCGGCTACGAGGAGAACCCGCAGGCGATCATCGAGGCGCTCGGCATCGACCCCGCGGAGTACTTCGACACGTGGGTGCGCAAGAGCCTCGGCGAGGCGCCATCGCCCGATGACCGCGTCAACAAGCTCGAACGCGAGCTGAAGAAGCGCGACGCCGCCGCGAAGGCCGAACGCGAGGCCGCCGAGAAGCGTGCTGCCGAAGAGGCCGAGGCGCAGAAGAAAGCTGCACTCGAGGCGCAGGAGCAGGCGAAGCAGCGCTGGATGGCGGACACCACGCAGCAGATTGCGGCATTCGTTGGCCAGATGTCGGACACGTATCCGATGTTTGCGACGATCGCCGCCTCGGTGCCTGAGGTCTACGAAGAGCTTGTGCATGAGGCTGTCAAGTGGCATACTGAGAAAGGCCAACCTCTCACACTGGCGCAAGCCGTCGAGAGGAAGGAAGCGGAGCTCGTCAAGCGAGCGACCGAGCGAATGACGGAGATGTTGAAGGTCCCCGCACTGCGAGCAGTGGCGGAGGGCATCTTCAAGCCTCCGGCCCCGGCCCCCGCAGCGGCAAAGCCGCCCGCGGAGCCAGCGAAAGAGCCTTCGACGCCAGCAGTAAGTTCGAAGCCCGCGGTCACGACAATCCCAGTTGGCAGGGCTGCCCCCACTGTGGTGCCGGAGACAAGCCGCTTTGATCCTATCCGCGAACGCAACGAGCGAATCGCGCGACTGATGGCGATGCAGGTCGACGAGTCCACCACGTAACAACCGCACTTCCGCGGTCGGCGGGTCCCTTGCCAGTGACGCAAAGGGCTCCGCCACATGTCTCAGACTCCCACCAATTTCGCCGCGTTCCTCAAGGAGATCGTCAAGGCCCACGAGGATTCCACCTACGAGCCGTCGCCCGCCCTCGCTCTCATGAGCAAGGACGAGAACTTCTACGGTGAGTCGATGCGCCTGCCGCTGAAGATCGGCGACGTCCAGGGTGGTTCCGCCACCTTCGCCGAGGCCCAGTCCGGCGCTTCGGGCTCGTCCTCGGTCGAGCGCGCGTTCAGCCTCACCCACTGCGAGCTCTTCAGCCTCGCGCAGCTCTCGGGCTCCGTCATCCGGCGCAGCGAGAAGGAGGCCATCCTCAAGGCCCTCGACACCGAGGTCGAGAGCGCGATGAACACCCTCGCGTGCGACCTCTCGCACCAGCTCTACCGCAACGGCTACGGCTCGCGCGGCGCCATCGCGGGTGTCAGCGGCAGCACGTTCCAGTGCGCCAACGCCGACGACATCATGCACATCAAGAAGGGCATGCGCCTGGTGTTCTCGGCCACCGAGGCCGCGGACCTTCTGCGCTCCGCCACCGTCCGCACCGTGACCGCGGTCGACGAGGAGACCAACACCGTCACGCTCGACGGCACCCTCGCGGGCGTCTCGGCCGTCAACGGTGACTACGTGTTCCGCTCCGGCGACCGCGAGAACAGCGCGACCCCGTCGCGGCTCGTGTACAGCGGCGTGAAGGCGTGGATCCCCTCGACCGTCTCGGCCACCACGTTCTTCGGTGTCGACCGCACCATCGACCGCGTGCGCCTCGCGGGCCGCTACTGGGCCGCTGCGGCGACCCCGCCCGAGGAGGTGCTCATCGATGGCCTCCGCAAGCTCCGCCGCGTCGGTGGCAAGGCTTCGCACGCCTTCGTCCCGACGGCGTTCTTCGCCGCGCTCACCAAGCAGCTCCAGTCCCGCGGGACCCTGCCGCTCGTCGACGTGAAGGTCACCCCTCGCGTCGGCTTCCGCGGCATCGACCTCGTCGGCGCGGGCGGCTCGGTCACCGTGCTCGACGACATCTACTGCCCGCCGGACATGGTCTGGCTGACCAACATCGCCGATTGGTCGGTTGCGACCGCCGGCAAGATGGTCCGCCTCGCCGACGAGGACGGGCTCAAGGTGAGCCGCTCGGGCACCGCGGACACGTTCGAGGCTCGGTTCGTCAGCGAAGGCAACTTCGCCTGCCGAAACCCCCTCAACAACATCCACATCAACATCACCGCGTACTGAGCGGCGGGCTGACAGGAGCAACCAGTCATGCACGCACTCACCTACCCGGCGCAGTACACAGAGTCGTGTCGCGTCGTCCACCTTGGGCGCCTCGACATCCACACGGACGCGAGCGTCCTCACGACCTCCGTTGGCAAGGGCATCACGTGGACCAAGCAGGCCACCGGGCTCTACCGCGGCACGCTGTCGACGCAGTACACGGGCGTCGCCCCCTCGGGCGGTATTCCGATGCTGGTCTTCACCCAGGTCGTCAAGGCGGCCGCGTCGAAGATCGAAGTCGAACTGGCCAACCAGACCGTGTCGAACGGCTACTTCGAGATCCGCACCGTTGACGGCGACGCGGTGGGTCGCGCGGCGGCGGACACGGCCGCGGCGATCAGCGTCAACGTGTTCATCGTCCACGCCAACACCACGCAGGCCATCTGACATGGTGCCCGACGGCAAGAAGCACGGCGGCCTCATGATCGCTCTGCTCGGCGGCAAGAAGCCGGGCGAGGCGGACGACGAGGAAGCGCCGGAGAGCGGCGAAGGCCCCAGCGTGGACGAGGCTGCGAAGCTCTCGGCTGCGAAGGACGCCCTCGCCGCGTTCGAAGCGAAGGACCCGAAGGCCCTCAGCGAGGCGCTCTCTGCCTTCGTCGAGTGCTGCGGGTACGAGGGCGAGGAGTAGCAAGGCTTCCGCGTCGCGGCGCCCTCGGGCGCACCTCCCCCCCATCACACCGGGGGCGCCGCGATTCGGATCTAGGAGGCGACCGTGGCCACGCTCTCTGATCTGCGCACGCAAGCCCAGTACCTCGCCGATGCGGTGAACGACTCGCACAAGTCCACCGCAGAGTGGACCGTATGGGCGAACTACCACGGCGCCGAGCTGTGGGACGAGCTCGCCAACCTGTTCGAGGACCGATACACCACGTCGACGAGCGGCCTCACTGTCTCGAGCGGCGTGCTGTCGTTCACGTTGTCGACGGCGATGCGGGTGCGCGCCATCGAGAAGAGCGTTGACGGCGGGCAGAACTGGATGCGCGTGGAGCAGACGCCCCTTCGCGAGTTCTCGCGCTGGCGGACGACGCGCGTGCGCAGCGGCTCGCCCTACGCCGACGTCGCAGACTGCACCTACGCGATCGTGGGGACGCAGATCCTCATCACCCCGAGCAACGCGACCTCGGGGACGTTTCGGGTCTGGTACGTGCCGATCTACACGGCGATGTCCTCCGACAGCGACAATCTGTTCGGGGGCGCCGCTGTGCCGAACCAATGGCACGAGTTCGTGGCCATCGGCATGGCCATCGACGCGCTCGGCAAGGAGGAGAGCGACCCGAGCTTCCTCATGGCCCGCAAGGCCGGTCTGCTCGCGCGGATCCGCAAGGCGGCCAGCAACCGAAGCCCCGGAGGCTCGCGCATGCGTGAGACCGCCACGCACCGAGACGAGGACTTCTGATGCCTCGCTTCGCCCGCGTGAGGCTGCCGGCAGGGCCGACGCTGCGTGACGTGGCCGACGCGCTGGAGGGCCTCCAGGACAACGTGGAAGCGGCCGTGCGGCCGTCGCTCGCGCACCCGCTCATCGAGGGCCACGTTCTCGAGGCGGTGGCCATCGCGACGGGCGGCACCGACATCGCCCATCTGCTTCAGCGGCCGTGGCAGGGCTGGATCCTGACGAGGAAGCGCGGGGCCGGCGACGTGTACGAAGACACCCAGGCGGACCCGGGGCGCTTCCTGCGCCTCAAGTCGTCGTCTGCGGTCACCGTGGACCTGATGGTGTTCTGATGACGACGACCTACATGGGTATGGACCTGCCGATCCCCGGCAGCACTGCGGGCGGGCTGGCGGGACTCTACCTGTGGGCCACGATGCTCAACACGGCGCTCGAGGACAAGGTCGACGCGCACGACCACACGAGCAGCAAGGGCACGCGGGTCCCCACCGCGGGCCTGCTCATCAACGCCGACCTCGAGTTCAACGGCTACGACGCCACCGAGCTGCGCAGCGCGCGCTTCGAACAGCAGGCGAGCGTGGGCGACTCGGACGACGTGGCGTGTCTATACTTCCTGTCGTCGACCGGCGATCTGTACTGCCGCACCGGCGCAGGTGTCGAGATCCGCCTCACGAGCGGCGGCGCGGTCAACGCGGCGGGCCTGAGCGCGAACACGTACCCCGGCAGCGCCAAGGTGGCGGACTACACGATCCTGCCCGCCGACACGGCGACGCTCTTTCACTTCAACACGACGGTAGCGACCCGCACCGCAACGCTTCCCTCGGCGGCCGCCATCTCTGCGGGGCGCTTCTACATCATCGGCTCGTCGACCGGCGCCAACGGGGTCATTATCGCCGCCGACGGCAGCGACACCATCAACGGGGTCGCTAGCATCACCGTGCGCGGCTGGGGCGCGGCCTACGTCGTGCGCGTCAGCAGCACCACGTGGCTCTGCTACGAGGTCGGCCCGCAACTCGCGGGCGCCACCGTGCCCACCGCCGGCAGCCTCACCACCGGCAACGTGCTTCAGGTGTCCGGCAGCGCGGCGCTCTCGTACGCAGCGCTGAACCTCGCGGGCGGCGCCAACTACGTGACCGGCGTGCTGCCGGCGGCGAACCTCGCCAGCGCCACGACGATCGCGCAGGGCGCCGTCATCCTCGCGCAAGACCTCTCGGGTACGAGCTCGGCGCCGACGGTGACCGCCGTCACGGGCGCCACGAGCAAACTCGTCGTGCGCTCCACCGCACCCGCCATCGAGTGGGCCGAGGCCACCGCAAGCCCCGTGCTCCGCCAGGCGACCAACACGACCACCAACGGCCAGACGCTGAGCGTCGCGGCGCAGAGCAGTAGCAACGGTGGCAGCGCGGGCGGACACCTTGTTCTCTCGTCCGGCGCCCCCGGCGCTGGCGGCACCGTTGGCGCGCTGCGACTTCAGGTCGGCGGCTCGGCGGGGCTCTACCTCACGCCATCCCCCGGCGGCTCGACATACCTCGCCAGCCTCTGGACGGCAGCGGGCGCCTCGGAGGTGCCCGACGGCACCAATCTGCTGTACCTCACCGACGGCACGCTACCCACAGCGGCGACGTCGGGTGGCTGCGTCATCGGCTCACTGAGTGGCGACCTGTCGACCATGAGCAGCGATGGGCACACGACGCGGCTCCGCCGCATCGCCAGCACCATGGCCAGCACCAGCGCCGCGGGCGGGGTGATCAGTCTGCCAGGCGTCAGCGGAAGCAATATCACGCCAGCGAAGGTGTGGGTCGTGCGCCTCGACGGCGTCGACTATGCGATCCCCCTCTGGACCTTCGCGAGCTTCACGTGAGCTACGGGGAGAACCGCGCGGTGACCTTCGTGGCTTGCGCGCGCGCCGGAACGCTCATGCGAGCCCCAAGGCCCGGGGTCACAGCAACGGCCGCTTCGGTGCACCCAATGTCGTCGCACAGCACCCCGCGCGTGGTCGGCGCAACCTCTCCGCTGGCCTCCACCCAATACGCCTGGCCCGCCTCCGCCGTGAACGTGCATTCCGCGACCTGGGAGGCGTTGACCTCACCGAGGCAGCCCATGATCTCCGGCAGCGTCCGCGTCACGGGCGGCGCCGGCACCTGCTCCACCTCGGTCGCCGCACCGCAACCCGCCACCAGCAACGCCCACACCATCCCCATGGTTCGCATTGCCCAAGCCTAAGGACGCCCATGGCTCTCAGCAAGCAGCTCGTCCCCGTGCCCTTCGGCAGCGGGGTGGACACCAAGACCGACAGCCGCCGGACCCCGGTCGGCAAGCTGACGGCCCTGGAAAACGGGGTGTTTTCCAAGACCGGAGCCCTGCACAAGCGCCACGGCTACGACGCCGTTTCCCTCGCTGTCGAGGGCGGCGGAACGATTAGCGGCCTCGTCGGCACCCTGGCGCACCGCGACGAATTGCTGGCGTTCACGGACGCGGGCACCGTCTACAGTCGGAGCGTCGCCACGGAGCGCTGGGTTTCCCGAGGCGAGGCGGTGGTGGCCTCGACGGACGACCACATCGTCGTGCGCAACGACAAGGAGCAGCGGGCGGCGGACGTCTGCATCGTCAACGGCCTGCGCGTCGTCGTGTGGGAGGAGTACAGCGGCAACCCGGCGGCGTACGACGGGATCAAGTACAGCGTCTACGATGACGCCAGCGGGACGGTGCTGGTCAGCAGCGGCACCGTGGCCACCGCCACCGGGACCCGGCCGCGCGTCGTGGCCTTCGGTGACTACGCCGTGATCCTGTACGCGGTCGGCGTCGAGGTGCTCGAGCGCCACCTGAACGCCGTGCACTCGCCCACCACGCTCTCAACCGCGGTCGCCATCATCGGCGACGTAGCAGCGGGCGCGGCCGTCTTCGATGCCTGCGTGTCGGGCGACCGCCTCTTCGTTGCGTGGGGCAGCAGCGGCAGCGGCGCAGCCGAGTGCTGCTACCTCGACTCCACGTTTGCGGTCACGAACGGCCCCGGCCCCGGCCTCGGCGGCGCCATCAGCGCGGACATCTGCATCGCCATCGCCGCGGGTGCGGACCAGAGCCTCTACATCCTGAGCGCTGGCGCAGGCGGCCCGGACTGGGAGTTCTTCCGCGTCTCGTACACGCTGACCAGCCTCGCGATTGCTACCGCGACAGCGATCACAGCCCCCCGACGATGCTCGCTGGTCGTCAACTACAGCGCCTCTCCGCCCGCAGGCGCGACCGCCGTTTTCGACACGACGGCCGGGGTCTACACGTTGTCCATCACGCCCGCAGGCGGCGGCCTTGGGGCCGGAACGCTGCTGGCCAAGGGTGCGTCGTTGGCCTCGCACGCGTGGAAGTACGGCACGGCAGGGACCCGCTACGCCGCGATCAACTGGAGCAGCACCGAGCAATCCAGCTACTTCGCGGTGAACCTGAGCACCGGCCGCGTCGTCGCGCGCCTCGGCTACGGCAACGGAGGCGGGACGCGCCCGCACTGCACCCTGAGCGGCGCCGTCGAGGTGTCCACGGGGCGCTACGCCTTCGCTCGCCAGCAGGTGACCGAGCTCGTCACCACCTCCACCGTCACGATGACCCGCGCGGGCATCACCGTGAGCGACGTCGTCCACGAGCCCGCCGTGCGCCTCCAGGCTGCGACCGCTGGCCTCGGTCTCGTCATCGCGGGCGGGGTGCCGCAGTTCTACGACGGCCTTCAGGTCCGCGAGCTCGGCTTCCTGCTCTACCCCGAGGGCGTGACCGCCGTGCCCGTCGGCGCCGCCTCCGGCAGCATGGCCGCGGGCGTCTACCAGTACAGCGTGGTCTACGAGGTGACCGACAACCTTGGGCAGATCCACCGCTCCGCCCCCTCGACGCCGGTCAGCGCCACGGCGGCGGCGAACGACTCGATGACGGTGACGATCCCCAACCTGCGCGTCGGCGCATGGGGCACCGACGCGCGGCTCGTCGTCTACCGCACCGCGGTGAACGGCTCGATCTTCTACCGCGTGACCGCCAGCGCGACGCCGACGGCGAACGTGCCGACGTCCGATACCACGACCTACACGGACAGCGTGGCGGACGCCTCGATCACCAGCAGCGAGCTGATCTACACCACCGGCGGCATCGTCGAGAACGTCACCCCGTCGGCGTGCAAGTACGCCGTCACGGTCAACGGCCGCGTGTACCTCGCAGGCTTCTCCGATGGCAACGTGGTCGCGTGTAGCAAGCTCCTGCGCGACGGCGAGCCGCCCGCGTTCTCCGACCTGCTGTCCGTGGCGTGCGACCCCGACGGCGGCCCCGTGACCGGCCTCGGCTACGTGGACGACAAGGTCATCGTGTTCAAGCGCGACCGCATCCTGGCGCTGACCGGGGCGGGCCCAACCGACACCGGCCTTGGGGCCTACGAGACGCCGCGCACCGTCACCACGGAGCAGGGGTGCTCGAGCGCCGCCAGCATCGTGGCTGTGCCCGAGGGCGTCATGTTTCAGAGCCCCGGCGGCATCTACCTGCTGGACCGCTCGCTACAGACCTCGTACGTCGGCGCCCCTGTCGAGTACTGGAACGACCAGACCGTCACCGGGGCCGCTCGCGCGACCGACGCCACCCGCGTCGTGTTCTGGACCGCCGCGGGCCCCGCGCTCGTGTACGACTGGCAGTATCAGCAGTGGAGCACGTGGACCGGGCACGCCGCGACCTCGGCCACCGTATGGGGCGGCCTGCTCGCCTTCGTGCGCGACGACGGCGCGTTGCTCGTCCAGAGCGACACCTTCACCGACGCAGGCGCGTTCATCCGCCTTCGCGCGACGTTCGGCTGGATGGCGTTCGCTGGCATTCAGGGCTGGGAGCGACTCTACCGCGTGCGCATCCTCGGCGAGGCCAAGGGGCCGCACACGCTGCGCTGTCGCTTCGGCTACGACTACGACCCCGCGTGGCCCGACGTGGGGAACATCGACGTCGGCGCGCTCTACCCGGGCAGCGTCTACGGGTCGGCCTCCGTCTACGGCGGAGACACCGTCTATGGCGGCGTGTACCCGCTCTATACTTTCGAGTTTCGCCCCGAGCGCCAGAAGGTGCAGGCGTTCCGCGTCAGCATCGAGGACGTCCAGACCACCGACTACAACGAGGGCCTGTCGCTCGTCGACATGAGCCTGCTCGTCGGCCAGCGCCGCGGGCCGCAGCGCCTTCCCAGCACGAAGGTGGCGGGTGCTTCGTGACCAGAACGAAGGCTTCTGCTAGCCGCGCGAGGAGGGCTGAATGACGCAACTCGACCCCGGTGCAGTCTCGTGGATCCCCTACGTCGGCGGGGCGTGGGGCGCGATGGCTGGCGCCTCCAACAACAACCCCGGCGCCGACCTCGGGCAGACCACGGGGGAGTACTCCGACCAACTCACGCCGCACGCGAAGAAGGCCCTCGCCGACAAGGCGAAGGCGCTCAACGACGCGCACTATGCGATGTACGGCACCGAACTCGGCAACGCCTACGACGGCAGCGGCCAGAGCGGTGTGGCCTTCGATCCGTACGGCCGCGCGTACCGCAGCAAGCTCGACGCAGCGATGTTCGGCCTCGGCCAGCGCAAGGGGCCGAGCGTGGGTGAGTACGGCTCGCTGGCCACGATGAGCGGCAGCGCCAAGGTGGACCCCACCCGCCTCTCGCGCGGCGACGAGCTCGCTATGCGCGCGAAGCAGATGGAGCTCGCCGGCATGCTCGGCGCCGCGGCGAAGGGCGAGGGGCCCTCGATCGCTGGCATGCAGATGCAGCAGAACACGGAGGCCGCGCTCGCCGCGAACCGCGCGAACGCCGCGGGCCTCGGCCGCATGAACGCCGGCCTCGCGATGCGCAGCCTCGGGCAGCAGCAGAGCCAGGCGCTCTCGTCGGCCGCGATGGGCAGCGCCGCGCTCAAGATGCAGGAGGCCCAGCAGGCGCAGGGCCAGCTCGGCGGGCTGCTCTCGGGAATGCGAGGCGCTGACTTCGCAGCGGCCGCCAAGCAGGCGGACCTCAGCGCCGCGGAGCGCATGGCCAACGCCGGCTTCGAACAGCAGGCCGCGATGGGCAACGTCGACGCCGCGAACCGCTACGAGGCCGCCAAGGCGCAGTTCGGCCTCGGCAAGGCGGGCCTGTCGTTGCAGGACCAGGCACAGCGCGACGCCATGACGCAGTACCTCATGGGCAGCGAGTTCGCCGCGAACCAGGCCGACCGCGACGCGAAGCTGCGCTCGTGGATGGCGGGCAAGGGGCAGGGCCTCGCACAGAGCCAGTTCGACTGGCAGAAGCAGCAGGCTGAGCGCATGTGGGACGCCCAGAAGTGGGCGGCGACCGCAGGCGCGGCGGGCAAGGGCGCCGAGATGGCGGGCAATTGGTACACCAGCCAGCAGGGCGGTGGTGGCGGCGGCGGATCCGCGTTTGAAAAGTACGCGTCAGGCTTCGGCTACTAGGAGAGAGCACGATGGCGAGCAACCCGATCACCAAGGCGGATTTCGAGACGGCATACGGCCGCCCGCTCACCGACGACCAGTATGCAAAGCTCCGCATGGGCTTGCAGATGGGCATGCTCAACAAGGGTACCAACGCTGGCGGCGCGTACGACCACACGCTCCCGCGCTCGACCGCCTCGATGCCCGAGGAGCAGCGCAACGCCATCGGTCGCCTCAACTGGCTGGCCGCCGGTCGCCCCGGTGAGCCCGGCGCCAACATGTTCGACGCCGCGCCCGGGCAGACGCAGGGCAACGCGCCCCCGAAGGCCCCGAGCCGCAGCGACGGCAGCAAGCCCGCCGCGAAGCGCGCCGATGCTGGCGACGGCGGCCCCGCCGACGACCGCGCCGACCCCGTCAAGGCACCCACCAGCGTCTACGAGGGCAACGGGCAGGGCGTGAAGGACTGGCAGAAGAAGGCGGTCCGCCCCGGCTACGGGTGGGTCGAGCAGAGCGACGGCAGCCTCGTTCAGTCGCCGTTCGCCGACAACAACGGGTGGGAGAACGGGCAGGCGCCCGACCCCGCCAAGATCGTGCTGGGCCCCCCGCCGGGCCCGAGCGCGCCGAAGCCCCCCAGTCCCTTCGCTGCGACGCCGCTGCCGACGGGCAACGGGGACATTGTGGCCGCGCAGAAGAAGGCCGCGGTGGACGTGGCTGGGCTCGAGGCCGATGCCGCGAACCTGCCGCCCGCCGAGGGCGACTTTGCGGGCGCGCAGGCCAAGGCGAAGAAGGACATCGCTGCGCTCGAGAAGGACGCCGCGAAGCTGAAGCCCGCCGCGCAGAAGAAGGGCGTCGCCGCCCCGGTGCCGCAGCCCATCCCCGAAGCCGCGCCGCCCGTCGCGACCGCCCAGAACTGGAACAGCGCCCCGCCCGCCGCCAAGCAGAAGGCGTGGCAGCAGGCGAGCCTCGCCGCTGGCAAGAGCCTCGGCGCGGGTGAGTTTCAGATGCAGATGCAGAACGCCCAGCAGCCCGCGCCCACGCCTCCGCCGCAGCCCGTGGCGATGACGCCTGCGCCCACCGGCCCCGTCGCGACGCCCCAGGCGCCCGCCGGAGCGCCGTCCAAGGAGCAGGTAGAGGCCACGCTGGGCAAGAGCATCACGGACCAGGAGTACCTCGCCTACGTGAGCAAGCCGCAATACCCGCAGTATGTGCCGGTGCAGCAGCCGCCGACGCTCAAGGGGCTAGCGTTCTGATGGCGACCGGGCTCGGCTCCTACACCCCCGAGCAGATCGACATGCTGCCCCTGAGCCCCGCGGCCAAGGCGGCGTGGAAGGCGAAGCTCGCCCAGCCGGGCCCGCTCGTCGCTGCGTTGCAGACGACGCCTGCAACGGATGGCGGCATCACGCTGCCCGGAGCCCCGGCGCCACTGCCCGCGCCATCACCCACCGCTGGCCTGCCGCCTCCGGGCGCCGTGCCGTCGCTGATGGACATGGCCGACGCCAACCCCAACGCGCTCAAGCCCGCGCCCCCGCCGGCCGCGCTGCCGTTCGGCGCTGGCCTCCTGCCGTCTGCGGCGACGCCCGCGAACACGGGCCCGCAGTTGCCCGCTGGAGCGGCTGCCACGTTCCTCGGCGGCGGAGCCCCCACCAGCACGAGCGCTCCGAGCAAGCCCGCAGGCGGTGCCACGGATGGCGCCCCCGTCGGCTTCGGGGGTGGAGGCGGGCCCGCACCAGTACCCGACAACCCGACCGGCTACGGCCAGCCTGCGCCCGCTGTCGACCCGCTTGCCGCGAAGAAAGCGGCCGTGCTCCTGCCCGGGCAGGACGCGCAGTTCCAGAACGAGATGGCCTTTGGCGCCTCGCAGAACGCGAAGGACGCCGAGCTCCTCGGCATCAAGGCGACCGCACAGGAGAAGATGGCCGCCGAGCAGGCGGGCGCGACCGAGGCGTACGCCGCCGCGCAAGCGCAGGAGGCGAAGGACCGCGAGAACTTTGCCGCGTTCTACGACGGCGAGACGCAGAAGCTCCAGCAGACCAGCGACCGCCTCGCCAACGCGAAGGTGGACAGCATGCGCATGTTTAAGCAGGAGGGGCTCGCGGGCGTCTTCCAGGCTGTGAGCGTGGCGTTTGCGATGTATGCGGGCGTCAAGGGTGCGGCCGCCACTGGCGGCCAGAACGCCGGAGTGATCGCGCTGGAGAAGGCGATTGACCGTGATGTGGCGATGCAGGAGAAGGACTTGCAGCGCCAGGAGGCCGGGCTCGCGCGCAGCAACTCGCTGCTCGCGCAGAAGTATCGTGTGTTCGGCGACATGCAGATGGCCAAGGCCGCGGCGAAGATGGACGCTTGGAAGCTCGCCAGCATGCGCGCCGACGTCATCGCGCAGCAGAGCGGCGCCGAGGCTGCGAAGGTCGGGGCCGCCAAGATGAAGGAAGCGGCGGACCGCGGGCTGTCGCGCGAGCAGGAGAACTGGAACATCGGCATCGAGGCCAAGTACAAGCAGTTCCAGCTTCAGCAGGCGCAGGCCGCCGCCGCTGCGGCCGGCGCGCAGCAGGCGAAGATGGACGAGGAGCGCAAGTTCTGGCGCGACAAGAACGCCACGGTGCTACTCAAGGGCGCCGAGGAGATCACCAAGGGCGGCGGCATCCCGAAGCTCATCCCGGTGACGAAGGTCGACCCCGACACCGGCCAGAAGTACGCGGCCTACACGCTCGTCGACGTCAAGACAGGCAAGGAGTTCACCGACGTGCCGAACGGCGGGGCGAACGGCGCCAAGCCAATGAACCTGCCCACCGTCAACGCCGACGGGTCGCTTGGGTACACGTCCGTCACGCCGTACAGCAAGGAAGGCGCAGGCGAAGTGCAGAAGAAGGCCGGCGGCGCCGTCAACGCAATCACCGCCCTCGACGCGATGGAGGCCGCGGCAGCGATGCCTGGCCCGTGGATCGGCGAGAAGAAGAAAAAGTACGAGCAGGCTGTCGCCAACTACACGACCGCCTATGCCGTCGCCAACAACATGGGCGCCATCAGCGGCCCGGACGCGGAATTGGTGAAGGCCACCATCCCGGACGTGCCCACCACTGGGGTCGGATACCTCAGCGAGGCGCAGCTCAACCAGATCAAGAGCCAGAAAAATCTCTTCAGCAAGCAGCTCAAGGAAATGGCGGTGGTCTACGGCCAACCAGGTGCGGGCAACGCCGCGATCACGATGACCCCGGCCGGAGGCAAGTAGCGTGGCCATCGCGCCGCTCTGGCAGCCGAACGCCGGGCAACCTGCGCCGCTGTGGCAGCCCGTCGTTGAGAACGTCGTCACCGCCGAGCAGCAGCAGGCGGCAGCGGCAGCGCAGCCTGTCCCGGGCGCGGCGGTCAACAGGGTCACCGTCATCAGCCCGAAGGACGGCAAGGCGTACGACATCGCAGAGACCGACCTAGCGGGCGCGCAGGCGCAGGGCTACAAGCTCGAAACCGCCGAGGGCAAGGCGATCCGCGAATACGTCCAGGAGAACCAGGGCCTCTCGGGGACGGCGAAGGTCGCGCTGCACGGCTTCCTCGACCAAGCGACGTTCGGCATCTACGGCGCGGCGGACGACGCGGGCAAAGACCCGCTCGAGAAGGCCAAGGCCGACGCGCTCCGGCAGGACCACGCCATCGCCAACATCGTCGGCCAGGGCGCAGGCTTCGGCGCGTCGATGTTCTACGGCGGCGAGTTCTTCAAGGCCGCGCAGGGCGCTGGCCGCGTCGCTGAGGCTGCCGTCCTCGGCGAGCGCATCCTGGGTGCGCAGGTGGCGGCAAAGCTCGTGCAGGCGGGCGTCCCCGCGGCCGAGGCGGCTGCTACGGGCGCGGGCCTCGCGCGGCGTCTGCTCGCCAGCGGCGCCAAGCTCGGCGCGGAGGGCGCGGTCTTCGCGGCCCCGAAGGCGGTCACGGAGGCTGCCCTCGGCGACCCCGAGCGCGCGGCGGAAACGATGATGTATGGCCTCGGCGGAGGCGCCATGCTGGGCCTCGCGGGCGGCGTGGCGGGCAGCGTCGGTAAGGCGATGGCGGGCAGCCTGAGTCACATCAAGCTGCCGGGCAGCGGGGGCCCTGGGCTCGCGGCGAAGGTGCGCGAGTGGGGGGACGAGCAGGCGGTCGCGGCCCTCGGGCTCGCGAAGAAGTACAGCGGCAAGCTCAACGAGAAGGGCTACACGAAGGACGCCGCGCGCATCTTCCGGGAGAACGGCATCGGCGAGATGGCGGGCGATGTCGAAAGCATCGCGGCCAAGTTCGGTGAGCTGAAGTCGTCGACCGGCGAGCGCATCGGCGCCATCTACAAGGCTGCGGACGCGGAGCTTGGCGGCAAGGCGTTCTCGACCCTCGACGAGATCGAGAAGGCGGCGTTCAAGTCGTTGCCTCGGGTGGAAGGCGGCCTGGAGTCGATCGGCAAGGTCGAGGCGGGTGAGTCGGTCAAGCGCTGGGTGCAGACGGAATTGCTGACGCCCATCGAGAACGAGATCGGCGGCAAGGCGGGCACGCTTGGGCTGGAGCAACTGCACAAGGTCCGGCAGGTCGTCGACCGCGCCACAAAGTGGGACGGCACCGTCAGCAACGCCGTCAACGAGATGCGCAAGGATCTCCGTGGCTCGCTAACCGACCTCATCAACGCCAAGCTGGACGCCGCCGGCAGCGCCATCGGCAAAGACCTCCGCGCCGAGCTCGCGCCGCTGAACCGCGACTACGGCGTCCTGAGCATCCTCAGCGACAACGCAGAGAACAACGTCGCGCGCGGCATGGCCAACCAGTCGCCGTCGCTGACCGACAAGATCGGCGGCGCGGCGGGTGGCGTCATCGGCGGCATGATCGGCGGCATCCCTGGCAGCATCGTCGGCGGCGGGGTCGGCACGCTCATCAACAACCAACTCCGCCGCAAGGCCCCCGCGATGCTCTCCGAGGGCGCGCACGGCGTGGCCGACTGGCTCGAGCGGCGTGGCATGGCTGGCGTGCTCGAGGCCAACGCCTCGGCGGCGACGCAGCTCGCCCGCGTGCCCGACATCCTCGGCGCCATGAGCGCAGGCAAGCGCGCTGCGGTCGACACGCTGCCCATCCACGCGCTCACCTCGTACGCCGAGCAGCTCAGCGTCGGCCAGCGCAAGGGCGACACCACGACCCCGCAAGCCCCGGGCCAGGGTGCGTTTGCGACGTTGGCGAGCAAGCTGACCGACCTCACCAGCAACCCGGACAAGATGGGCGCCGCCGTAAAGAAGATGGTCGAGCCTTTCGAGGCTGGTGCGCCCAACGTCGCCGCGCAGCTCGCGCTCAAGGCGCCCGCCGCCTTGCAGCACCTCGCCGACACGATGCCGAAGCCGCCCGTTGTCTCGGGGCTGCTGGCGCCGAAGCTCCAGTGGACGCCCTCGCAGGCGCAGCAGGCGGAGTGGGCGCGGCGCTGGGGCGTCGTGCAAAACCCCTTCGCTGTCTTCGATCGCCTCGCCGACAAGTCGCTGACCTCCGCCGAGGTCGACACGCTGCGCGCGGTGTACCCGAAGCTGCACGAGGCGATGGTGGCCCGCGTGGTCGACTACGCGGCGCAGCCGCAGGCCAAGCCGTTGTCGTTCCGCGACCGCGACCGCCTCTCGCTGCTGATGGGCGTCCCGCTGGACGGCACCGACTACGGAGCGGTGCAGAGCCTCTATGCCGCCAAGCCGCCGGAGCCGAAAACGGGGCCCGCCATGAAGGCCCCCGACGTCGCGACCAACGCGCAGCGCCTCACTTACAAGTAGAAGTCGCCCTACTGGCGCACGCCGAAGGCTTCTGCTAGCCGCCGAAGTGTGGGGCTGGAAGGACGGTCGGCATGCGCGTTGCGGCAGAAAACCTGGTCTGGGACACCGTTGATTCCTCGTCGGCGACTTACGCGTCAACGTCTGGGGACACGAGCAACACGGCGCTGTACTCCGGCCCGATCGCGCTGCGCCATCTGAACGGCTACGCGATCCAGCTCAACATCGCATCCGGCACGCCCACGGGCACGTTCAAGCTGCAAGGTTCGTGCAGCAACCCGCGCATCACCGGCAACGGCAGCTACCCGAACGACGCCAGCGCGATGGTCTGGGACGACCTCTCTGGCCTGACGTCGGTGTACGCGGCGGCGGGTCACAACATGTGGAACGTCGACGGCGCCGGCTACCTGTGGGTGCGCGTCGTGTGGACCGAGACGCCCGGTAGCTCGGGCAGTGTGACTGGCACCTTCTACGGCAAGGGAGCGACCTGACCATGGCTGTCCGTGAACGCAATGGCGCCCCTGGCGCCGGGTACAACATCGTCACCCTGCTCTCCAACGATGGGCCGGTAGACATGGACGTCGACCTGACCGGCCTCGTTGTGGTCAACACGGTTTACACCGTCACCCCCACCGGCACCAGCGCCGACGCGGCGAACATCCAGGCGGCGCTCACGGCGATGGCGGCCGTTGGTGGCCGCGTCATCCTCAAGGCGGGCACGTACACCGTGACCAGCGCCGTCACGGGCGCGAGCAACGTGGTCGTCGAGTTCATGCCGGGGGCGGTGCTGGACATCTCGACCGGGATCACGGTGACGATCCACGGGGTCGTCTACGA